TGAACTTTTAGTATAAGTTGTAATTATTATAACACATATTGAGGGGGCTTGACAAGTATCTAAAAACACTGTAGACTAGGTTTGTCCCCGTTGAGAAAGGGGCTTAGCTTTCTTTAGTATCTTTAAAGAGATTCTCCAGATTCTTTCGAGACTTCTCCACAGAAGATACATAACCCATGGATACTGAAGGTTTAACCTGACCTGCTGGAGTATAACCTTCAGTAGAATCATTATTCAAATAATATTCATATAATTGAATTAACTTGATATCCCTAGTTTCAGTCATAGTGATGACTTTATCAAGTTTAATTAAGAACATATCATCATTAGACAGTTCTATCCAAGGTTTTACCTTGATATAAGAATCACCCGTGTATTTTATAAGTATTGGATTTTGTAGAATAATAATTGGATCACCATCATTCTCATCTATCATAATGAGTGATAGAATCTCTTCACTTGATACTAATTTTAAAATGCAATAGAACTCTTCTCCCATATTAATCTTTAAGTGGTATGTTTACAATATCGTAATTAAAGTTTTCTTCTGCATAGATCTTAATTCTTTCAATTAAGTGATTAAGTGTATAATTCTTTCTTGACTTGTAACTAATATCATCAGCAATATCATATAAAGTTGCTCTTACTTTATTATCTCCTTTTCTTAAGACTCTTCCTATTGATTGGAGATTTCTTATTCTTGATTTACTAGGAGAAGCAAATATAACATTATGAAGATTTTTGATATTTACTCCTGTAGAAAAAGTACCATAGGAAGCAACGATGATGGCATTATTCTCTTTCTCGGTAATTTCTCTAACTAATTCACGTTCTTCAGTATCAATCCCACCATGAACAAAGAATACTTGTCTATTATCAGTCTTGCCATTATTTATAAGTTCATATAGAGGTTGTCCATGACCTTCTACTCTGGCAAAAAGAACAAGAGTATTACCTTTTAAATCAAGAGCAAGATTCTTTATAAAGTTATTTCTTTTTTGATGATTGATAAGATATTGAATTTCATCCTCAAATACTTCAAATCTACGTGGAGAATGCTTCAGTAGTAGAATTTTAATATCTAATTTTGCAAGATGACCTTTCTGCATCAGTTCATCTGTTTTGATAATCTTATATGAAGGTCCGAATAAACCTTCCAGAACAAGTTTATTAGTTTGAGACCCATCAAGTGTTCCTGTGAATCCAAAGCGGTATTTTGCATCACAAAGTTTCGTCATTATGGATATTAACGACTTAGATTTAAACTGGTGTGCCTCATCACCCACGACTACATTAAATCTGGAGAAGTACTGCTTAGGAAGTTTAAAAAGGGACTGCCAAGTACTGATAATGACTTGAGAATCAGTTTCTCTTTCTCTTCCCGCATAGATTTTGTGACAGAATGAACCAACATTCCAACCATAATCCTCAAAATCTTTATAAAGTTGCTCCACCAAAGAAGTGTTTGGAACAACTACAAGAATATTTTGTTGCTTCTCAACGTAGTATCTAACAAGAGAATATATCATCAAAGACTTTCCAGAAGCAGTTGGTGATATCAATAACTTACGATTATGTCTTAAAGCGTCGTATACTCCATCTATTTGATAACTACGAGGAGTATGTCTACTAATTGCCGTCATATAATCCTTTACACCTTCCTTTGAGATGTTCTCATTTATTTCAAAAGGAAGACCATAAAACTTATTATTCACAAATTCATAAGTGTAATCGTGGTCTTTGCAGAACTGAATTACACGATCTAAAAGACCAATATAAATTTCTCTTGTGTCTACACTAAACAAATAAATAAATCCGTTCCACCATTTATTTTTATATGCCGGGGAAAATTTTGCATTAGGAACCTCAAATTGAAAAGTATCTTTCAACTCATAGTAGATATGAGGTTCTGCCTCTATTTGCAGATAAACCTCATTCTTTTTTGATATTACCAAATGAGACATTCATAACGTATCAGTTATGAGTATTTATTTGATTAACTATACCCCTGCGGTGAACCTCATAAAATCAATAGCATTCTTGATGGAATAATTGCGATTAGAAATCATCTTAATCACTTCCTCAAGAAACTTAAGCATAACATCATAATATCTAATCTTCAAATCAATTTTAGACAGTCTCTCATCGGCGTCCATATGCCTCTGTATGGCGTCCTTTTCTCTTACCTTATACGGAAATGGTTCTTCGGCATATACCTCTGCTGTTGCCTTTCCTGTGTAGTAGTTATAGCGTTCTAATCTGACTCTATTGTAAGTTTCTCTTGCCTTTTCACGAAGAAGAGTGATGGTATTATATAGAGTATAATATTTGGAATGAAGTTGAGGTATTTTTAGTGATTCATCGTGTAAATTATCCGGATCTATGATAGAATCCTTTTGCCACATTTCTTGTAGTTTTTCTAAATCAATTGACATTATAGGGGTTTGTTGTTATTATCAAGAATATTATACACAGTATACTTGAAAGATACATCTGCTGTAAAGTACTGAATATCAGTTTGAGTTGCATCAAACTCCAAGGAACTTAATGATACTGGAAATAAATCCTTAAATTTTACCACAGCAGTTGTGTTATAATTGCTGTTTAAAATATAAAGACTTCCATCACTAAATGCTCTTTTGGAATCTTGTGATTGTGTCGTATCATTCACTATAGAAATTAGATCATTATATTGTCGAGTTGTTTCTGGAAATCCAAGACCTGTCAACCAATTATGAACTGCCATATAATTTTCCATATTCTCATCAACCATAAATTTCAAAGTCAAATCCCCATAAGTGAGTTTATCACCAGGAACATCAATATCTTTTAGATATGTTGGTTGAGTATTGAGTGATAATGTAATTTCTGGTATTCTTGCGGTGTTACAATAAAATGAAACTTTAGGTTCCTTTGCTAATGAAAACTTAAACCCAACTGGTGACAGAAAGTTCCTATTATCAATTTGGTTGGGAAAGGAGCAAGTCATTTTTTATTTGTATTTAGTGATATAATATATACTAGACTGAAATGTTTTGATGAATCTAATACAACACCTACAAGAAAACTGGGACAAATCTAACTTCATCAAAATATCCCTGAATAAGAGTCTCAAAGAACAAATAGAAGAGAATACAGTATTTCTGAATTCTTATTATTCTAATATTCCTTTGAGAACAAGAGCATATGTTCTTGTAAATGATATTACAGAACAATCAATCCCAAGATGTAAGTGTGAATGTGGTGAAGTATGTGCCATTGATAAAACATATACGGAAAATGGATTTAGATTGTATGCAAACTCGAATTGTTCCCGAAAAAGTAAAACTATTTCTTCCGAGTCAAAAAATAAGTTAGATAATTATGAATGGATTTACGATCAACGTATTATACAAAAAAAATCAATAGAACAAATCGCTAAAGAATTGAGTATATCTACAATTCCTGTTGTTAAGTATCTTAAGAAACATAAAATACACGGATTAATTGATTCTAGAAGAAGGAATAGTCACAGTACAAGTATTTTAAGTAATAAAGAAAAACTTGAAGAATTATATAAAACTGGATTGACCTGTGATGAGATTGGAGAAAAGATAGGTGTTGCGAAATCTACAGTAGCAAGGTGGTTGAACATTTATGAAATTGATATTAGATTACCTAATTCTTATGAAAGAAAAATTAATAAAGTAAGTAAAGAAGAGAACACCTTATATGAGTATGTTCAATCAATATATGGTGGTAATATTATTCAGTCAAACCGTTCTGTTCTGAATGGTAAAGAGTTGGATATTTATTTACCTGATTGTAAATTAGCAATTGAATATAATGGTCTTTATTCTCATCAACACCGACCAAGTGAATCTAAGGAATGTCTGATTAAGGGAAAATCTTATCATCTAAACAAAACCTTAATGTGTGAGAAGCAGGGAATACAACTTCTTCAGTTTTATAGTGATGAATGGTTGCTTAAAGAAAATATCGTTAAGTCGGTTATTTCAAGTAAATTGAATATAAATGAAAAAATATATGCCAGAAAATGTAAAAAAGTGATTGTTGATACTTACACTAAAAATGAGTTTCTCAATCGAAATCATATGCAAGGTGAGGACAAAAGTAAGATTAAGATTGGACTCACTTATGAAGATGAACTAGTTTGTGTAATGACTTTTTGTAAATCTAGATTTAATAGAGTTTATGAATGGGAACTCTCTAGATTTTCTAATAAGATGGGAGTGAATGTGATTGGAGGTTTTAGTCGTCTACTTAGTTGGTTCCGAGAAGACTATGAGGGAAATATTGTTTCTTATGCGGATAAAAGATATTCTAACGGGAATGTTTATTATAAAAACGGATTTGATAATATTCGAGTTAATGGACCTTCTTATTATTATATTGACAAGAATTGTAATAAAAGATATAATCGTATGATGTTTCAGAAGAAACTTATCGGTGCTTATGACTGCACAGAATACGAAAAGGCAAGAGAACTGGGATACAATAAGATTTATGATTGTGGAACCATTTGTTTTGGATTGGCATAAAAAAAGGGACCCGAAGGTCCCTCTGAAATTGTGAGTCTTATATGAGACTTACATGAGATTCGCAATTTTTGTCCGACGGTAATAGTTGTTAGCGTTGACGGTAAGATTACCCTGACCCTGAACTGTACCTTCCGCGAATGGATTAGCGACCATGCCGTAGCGGGTCTTAAATCCGATTTTTGGTTGGAAGGTGTTCTCACCAACGGCACGAACCATTTGGAGAGGAACATAAGGACAGTAGAATAGTCCTGCGTCATAAGGTGAAGAACCTTTATAACCAACAACATAGAACTGATTAGGAGCTACGTTTGCCGAATATGGGTCAATATAAACCTTATACTTACCTTGAAGAACGCCAGCAAAAGTATTGCCGGTGTCATCAACATTCAAGTTTGCGTTGAGTGCTGGGGTGTAATCAAGAACTCCTGCCATCGCAAGTGCCGAAGCAACGTCTGCGGAGCAAAGAATCATATTACCTTTCCCTCTACGAGTCTGCTGGGCGATAGCGTTGGCATCGCGCTCGATTTGGAAAATAAGACCCTTGAACTTCTCAACAGACCAACGACCATTGGAGTCAACATCGAGGTCAAAAGTACCGGCAGTAGCAGTGTTTGCTTGAGCGCCAGGTCTAGCAATGTTATAAACGGTTCTAATGACTTCACGGTTGATTTCGGCAAGAATCTCGGTTGAGAGAATGTTTGCCAATTCCGCTTCAGCATTCAGACCATGAATTGCCTTAAGGTCCTGAGCGAGTTCGAGTGAATACTCAGCCTTCAGAGCACGTGACTTTGCAGTAACGGTGACTTTCTCAATCGAGAATGCCATTTCGTTGAATGCAGAACCTGCTTCTCCAAGTGCTTCAGAACTATCGGTACGCATACCGCTAGAATAATTATAAGTTCCTGCAGGACTATCGTTAAGAACGCTAGGATTGCTTCCTGTCTGAGCAGCAGTAGTACCGAAACCAACATTACCAGATGGAAGAGTACCGGCGGCATTCTGAGCAGAGAATCTAGTATCTGCTTCGTTGTAGAATGCTTCAGTTCCAGACTGATTGGTATAACGTGAACGCATCGCAAAGATGAGTCCGGTAGGTCCATTCATTGGTTGAACGCCACACAGATCATAAGCGATCAGGTTAGGCATTGAACGTCTGATTAGAGAAATCAGAACGGGGTCGAAACCAGCTGTAGGTCCAGCATTGAATCCTTGTGCGCTACCACCAAATCCAGCGCCACTGGCACCAGAAGCAGTATTCATGGTTGGAGATTCGTAGAGGAAATCACGCTCTTCGCGGAGTTCTCTTTCTTGGTTTTCTAGCAGGATAGCGGTTACAGATCTGCGATGTGCATCTTTGATCTGATCCATTCCGGAATAGTCCAGAATTGGTGCCCACTTCTCCTGCAAATATTCTGCGTTGAATGTTTGCATTTGTTTTACCTTGTTAAAAGTTTTTGTTTGATTGTCTATTATTTAAAAATCACTGTTTGGCGACTCTTCCCAGAGTCTGAAGGTATGATGCCATTCTTCCATCAACTTGTGGTTGTTGGGACTGAACATCTGTACTTTCGGATAAGGTTTCAGAGTCATCTCTTTGAGTACTAGTATATGTTGGGAAATACGATTCCCTCAGAGTTACCAGTTTCTCACGATAGTTTGCTTCACTATCAAACTCAACATTTTCGGCAAGAGAAGAGAGTTTGTCCTTCTGAGAAAGTGCAAGACCCTCAGAGACATCTGCAAAAATTACATCGGCAACCGACTCTGCTAATCTTCTGTTTAGAGCAACATTTCTATCAATTTGCTCGTTGAGTTTTCCTTCCATTTCATCAAGTTTATCTACCATATTCTCGATTACATCATATCTATCTTCAGGGATTGAAACATAATGATCTTCAAAAAGACCTCGCATTCCTTGAAGGAATGATTCGGTCATTTCAGTTTTGAGACCGTGCTCAACTGCGAGTGCGTTTTCAGAAACCCACTCATCAGCAACATACTCAAGGTATGCATCGACACGATCCACAAGACCTTCTTTAATTGCTTCAATTTCTTCTACGAGTGCTTCC